TGGACTGGTTCAGTAGATATAAATAAAATTTATAAAACTGCAAAAACAGGATTAATACAAATATTACCAAATGGTATTCATGTTTCTAACCCTACAAATGTTTATGATTATTGGCAAGCTAGAAAAACAATTTCTAGTCCAGGTACACCTACAGATACTAATATCTTTTTTAGAAGAATAAGAGCATATCAATTATATGATCAAGGACAAACTTATTATGCTTATACAGATTTTAATTATAATGACTATGTTTTATATAAAACAGGGGAACATTCATCAGATAATAGAACAAAGGAAGATTATTCTCGAATATGGAAAATAAAAAGAATAACACAAGAAGGAGGAGCCCACAAACCTGTAAATAAACCATATCCTCAATTTGGGGCTTATTGGGAAAGAGGAGATATGTGTGGAAAAACATTATATTCATGTTCAGAAAGGTTTCAATATAAGCCTACAAATATTAAGAATATAACTACAGCAGTTGTAGACGGAGATCATGATACTCCTACTGATACTATAACTATAGCAGCTGCTAATAGTTCTATTAAAGTAGGACAATTAGTTACTTCAGATAATGATGGAGCACCATCAGGATTCGGAATATTTGTCCCCATTACTGTAAAGGGTATTAGTAGTACAACACTTACTCTAAGTACTTTAATTAAAATAAAAGATACTGTAACTTTGACTCTTGGATATGTAGGTCCTGATATCGTTAAAACAGATGGAGTTATGCCTTTTGGAGGTTTTCCTGCATCAAGAAGGCTAGGCAGATGATTAATCACTTACTACCTCAAATTTATGAACATTTGGAAAATCAATATCCAAAAGAAGGATGTGGTATAATAACTGACGAACTAAAATGGTTTCCTGTAACAAATGTAGCAAAAGTTAATACTAATTTTATAATGGATATACAAGAATATACAAAAATAGCATTAAAATATAAAATTAAAGGAATAGTACATAGTCATCTAAATTTAAGTGCAGAGCCAAGTGAGTTTGATAAAAAACAATGTAATGGATTAAATTTAGATTATTTTATAATAAGTTTACCAAGCAAAGAATTATACCATCTAAGACCAGAGAAATAAATGAATAAAGTACGTTTAGTAGGAGATATTGGAGATAGATTCGGACATGAGTGGGCCATGAATGTATCTAATTATTCTGAATTATTACAATTAATCGAATGTCAAACAACTGGTTTTTATAATTATTTATTAGAAGCAGAAGAAAATGGTATTCGCTTTCTTATTCAACGAGCGGATGAGTATATAAGTGCAAGAGAGTTAGGATTAAGCTTAAATAATGAAGATATAATTATAACTGCTATTCCTATGGGAGCAGAAGAAACATTTCAAGAAAATCCCAGTGGTGCGGGTAAAATAATTATAGGAGTAATATTAATAGTAGTTGCTTGGTTTTTTCCACAATTTTTCGGAGAAGTTGCACCAGAGGTTGCAGCAACATTAGGGAAGATAGCATTTGCAATAGCTACTGTAGGAGTACAGTTAATTCAAATGGGTATAGCAGAAATGCAAGCATCTGTACAATTTAGTGAAGACGCTGAGGCAAATCTTTTTCAAGGCCCTGTTACAGGTGTACAACAAGGACTTCCAGTTCCAGTACTCTATGGCGAATTACTAATTGGAGGAAGTCCCATTAGTGTTGCATATACAACAGACTCTATAAATTTAGGTTTAACTGAAATGCACAGTATTCATACAGGGGGAAGAAATAAAATAACAAGTCCAGGTGATTTCACAGCAATAAATGCAAATAGACGACAAAAAAGTATTTATACTACTTTAGGCGGTGCAACTTGGGATAGAGAATCATAATGTTAAAAGAATTTAGAAGATTTATGCAAAATGCTGTTTTAGGAACAGACTATCACTGGCCTGATATATTTGGTAGTCCAGATAGAGATCAAGTAGCGGTTGTATATGATTTATTATCAGAGGGAGAAATAGAAGGTTTAGCAGATGGTTTATCTTCAGTTTATCTTAATGATACTCCTTTAATGAAAGGGGGTATGACTGAAAAAATGAAAGGACGTTCTACATATAAAGCAAATACTACTGCAAGTTCAACAACAGTAACTGTTGATAGTTCTGACAGCTTTTTTGATGGAATAACTACTGAAGATTTGTCTGAATATGGAAACCGATTTATAGATATTAAAGGAGCAGGAAAATCTACAGCAAGTACAGCAGCTGCAGGTTCAGAAGTAACTTTTTCATTAGAGGCAGGGAGAAATATTCTTACAGCTTCTGGCGATTTCTTTATTCCTGCTATGGTTACAACAAAAATTGGAGGACAAAAACAAAAAATAGTTATACAAGGAGCAGGACCTGGTGGAACAGAATTAGAATGCGAAATGCTTCAGTATAAAAGTCCTAGAAAAATGCAATTAACTTTATCTTTACCAAATCCTTATAATGACTTCATAGTTCCAGATGGTAGAACAACAGTAAATGGAGCAAGTGCAGCAATAACACATAGAGCACAATTAGTATCAATTGATGCTGCTAATGATTCATGTGTAATATCTTCTGCAGCTGTAACAGCTTGTACAAATACATATGCTGTTTTAGGACCCCCTTATACAGATATTTATAGTGGTTTGGCTACTTATACAACTTCTACAAAAGAGTCTATAATGAATTTTGATAATACTGGACTTAGCTTTAGATCTGGTACTGTAAACCAGACCCCAATTCCAGATATTACAGGAGGACAACTACCTTCTCAAGTATGGATGCTCGCTAGCGGACAAGAAGTTAAACAAACAGGAAATGGATTAGCAGGAGGTTTAGCTTATTGGGCAACTAATGCAGGTGCACTTTCGGGCATCGCCACACCAAGAGCATCAGACAAATATATAAATGGAGATGTAGGAACATCTAGTCCTATAACAATTACTTCAGGTAATGTAGATGTATCAGATGCAAGTATAGTAGATAAAATAAAATTAACTTTTGAATTTCCAGGCGGTTTAATTTGTCATGATAGAGATGATGGAGAAAAAGGACCAGGTTGGGTAGAGTTTCAAATTTGGTTTGAATATCAGCCTGCAGCAGGAGATGACTTCATTTCAGAATTAATGTATGGAAGACATAAAATTCATGATAGAGATGGGGTCTCTCAAGATGTTAATTTTTTTGGAGGAACTGATGCTAAAGCACCTTATCAAGCAAGTGATGCTATGATTATAGCTAAAACCCAAGTCGCTTTCGCAGAGGAATTCCTATTAGATGTTCAAGAATTTAAACCCTTTCATGATTGGAAAGTTGTAATTAAAAAAGTTAACGAAGATAATTGGGATACTATGGGAGACTGGTTATTTCAAGATGATGTTTTCTTAAAAACAGTTGAGGCTATGACTATGGATAGATTATCATATCCACAATCTGCTTATGCTATGATTACTTTTAATGCAAAAGATTTTAAAAACCCACCACAAAGGCAGTATCATTTAAAAGGTATGAAAATACAAATCCCTACTAATTATGTAACTAGGGATAACCTTGTTGGAAATCCTAACGGAGTAGCTACTTATACTAGAAATAGTACTTCAGGTATTAATACTAATACACCTCAAACATGGGACGGAAATATGCAAGGAGATTGGAGTACTTTTACAGATCCAACAGATGTTAACTATGAAAGAGTATATTGCAATAATCCTGCTTGGATATTTTATGATATATGTACTAATAAAAGATATGGTTTAGGTACTGTTGTAAAAGATAATAGCTTTATAAATAAATTTCAGCTTTATAAAATAGCTCAATATTGTGATGAGCTTGTTCCTGACGGAAAAGGTGGAAAAGAGCCTAGATTTGTATTAAATACATATCTTGCAAATGGAACAGAAGCTTATACAGTTTTATCTCAATTAGCTGCATCTTTTCGAGCTATGACTTATTGGAAAGATAGTCAAATACAAGTTATTCAGGATAGCCCTAAAGTTCCTCTTTATACTTTTACTAACTCTAATGTTGCAGGAGGAATTTTTGGTTATCAGAGTACAGCAGATAGAGTAAGACCCAATCAAATAGTAGTTTCATGGAATAATCCAGATAATAGCTATGAACAAACAGTAGAAGTAGTAGAAGATGTAGATAATATAATTGAAAGAGGAGAAATTATAACAGAAGAAATAGCTGCTTATGGTTGTACCTCTCAAGGACAAGCACATAGGTTAGGACAGTGGAATATATTAACAAATAAATATGAAACAGAAGTATTAAGTTTTTCAACAGGAATGAATGCTTTATTTTTAAAACCAGGAGATCTTATAAATGTTCAAGATAAAGAAAGAAATTCAATAGATTTTAGTGGAAGAATATCTAAAGAAGGAACTGTAAATACAAATACTATATCTTTAGATAGAGAAGTTTCTTTTTATCCAGAAAGCACATATACTTTACATCTTATATTTCCTGGAGGAGGAGCATATATAGTTAGTGAGGTTCCAGCTATTGATGGAGGTTATTATCATACAATAGAAGGAACTAAATATTATAAAGGAGATTATGTTCCTACACTTAAAGGAGTTGATCTTAATTCAGAAGCAGTAGTTGCAAAAACAAGTATAACAGATGATGCTGGAAATATTGTTCAAATTCACTGGTCAGGACAAGCAAGAGTAGAAAAACAAATTATTAATATATCCCAGAGTGGAACAGCAGATAGTAACGGAATTATAACTACTAGTAGATTAGATACTTTTGGAGCTTTTTCAGGGGTTCCTTCTACAGAAGTTATT